GGTCAAAAATATTCGTAGCAGTCACGAAGCAGACATGAGTTTCAGAGAATAATTCCTCCGTCTTAGTCTCATTGTGTACGTCCCAAATACGGATAGTGGTTAACCCTAAGTTATCAAGGAAACTACATATCACCTCAAGGCTATGTGCCTCACCTGGGCTACACACTCTATCCTGTCTGGCATAAGGCAAGTAGATAACATCAAGGTCAATGTCCCAGATACCCATGTTCTTTAAGGCACTGACTGCTAGGGCTAGAAAGGTAATCTCAGAGGCATCAATAGGCTTCCAAGTAAGGATAGCGCGTTCAGATTCAATCTTATGGGGTAATTTTAACTGGAACTCTCCACCTGAGAAGAGGAAATAATCAATCGGTTGGTTGTTCAGTAGAAGCATCGTCTAAGTTCCTTATATGCGATTTCATATGAAGATAGGAGAAAAGGACTCCTGCGCGGAATCCCCTTCTATAGTCCTTGTTCTCATCCGTACTAATTTCCTGCTCGAATTCTTCCATGGCAGCATTAGTATGTACATCAATGAACTCATTCAGCTGCTTCATCATTCTTCCTCAAGACTTTCAGTAAGTGATAAGCCAGACGGTCAATCACCGCTAGCCACATCATCAGAATCATCGTAATCAGTACAATGTCTGCCCATAATGGCATAGTATTATTCGATATAGCCCATGGAAGTATCGCACCTTGCATGAAGATGAACACCGCGACAAACGCAATTACCTTAAATACCATCATCCTCATTTCTTACCTCCTACGTTAATGAAGGGCATTGCGCCACCAGCATTAGTAGTAGGCAACTGACCATCCCATTTCAGTATCGCTTGGTATTGAACAAATTCTGGAGTGAGGCTTTCAGCAAGGATTTTATTGGCTTTAGCCTGTGATTCAGCATTGAGGGTAATCTGCTTGGCATTGGCTTCTGCCTCGATGACACGCCTCTCAGCTGCGGCTTTTGCGTCAACGATAGTCTTCTGAGCTTCCGCTCGACTTGTAGCAACCTCATTTTCAACTCGCATTGCGTTCTGAGAAGCCTGAATCTTTGTATTAATCGAGTCCACGACATTAGTCGGTAGTTGGAATGAACCCACGAGGTAAATCTTATCCACTTCGATACCATTCTCAGCTGCTTCCTTCTTCACGAGTTCGTTAACCTTAGTGATGAACTTCTCTTTACCAGAGCCGTAAATCGCCTCAACCGTCATGGTGCTTGCGACTTCATTCATGGCATCACGCACTTGGTTATGGAGAAAGGTATTGGTAATCTCTTCTATGCCTAGGCGGTACTTCTGGAAGACTTTAACCACATTGTCTGGCGCAATATTGTAGGTAATACCCGCAGAAGTGGTAATGGACAACCCTTCTGAAGTCTGCATTGTGATGGCTTGCTCACCAGTCCATGAATAGTTCTGTAAGAAGGTTGGGAACAAATACATTTCCCGATTCCATCCCATGTAATAACGACCTACTCCGGCTGACAGCTCAGAGACTCCCTTCTCGCTACCATATAGGTTCACGATGACACCACGATAACCAGCTGGAACACGGGTTAGATTACAACCCACATACAGAGCTGCAATCAGGGTAAATCCACACGCCACACCTGCTTGAATCTTATGCTTCATCTTCATGTTGCTTCCTTGTGTAATTAAACTTTCTTCCTTGTCTTCGGCTGTTTAGGCTTCTTGGGATTACGGATTAGGTACGGGTCTTCCTCATCAGGCATCAAATCACCTTCAGTAATTACGGCTAATTTGAACTGCTGCTTCCATGGAATATATCCTTGTTCCTTCCACTTCGTCATATTCTGTGAGGCTATCTTTAGGGCTAGGCAAGCTTTATTCAGATTGCCAAACCATGTCTCAACTTCATCAACGGTCATTGGCTCTCTCCGGTCAAGTAATATGCTATTGTAAACTAAACCTAGTTTGAATTCCATATAGATTGTAGTGTATAATAAATCCTTTCCAGGGAGGAAAATTATGCTAACGGATGAGCAACGCCTTAAGAGGCACGAAGGGATAGGTGCGTCTGATACACCTATCATTATGGGTTACTCTACATACAAGACACCATACCAGTTATACCTAGAGAAGATTGGGGCAATCGACTCAGATAATGAAATGACTGAGCAGCAATATTGGGGAAATGCTTTAGAGCCAATCATTATCAATCGCTTTGCTGAAGAAAATGATGTGCAAGTTACGTTCCCAGATACCGTTCATCATCCTGAGTACCCTTTTATATTTGCCAATCTGGATGGCTGGATTGAATCTGAGAACGCAGTCATTGAGGCTAAGTCTGCCAACAGTTTCCAGCGAAAAGAATGGGACATGGCACTTACAGATGGCATTCCTCTGGTGTATCTCATTCAAGTCGCCAAGCAGTGCCTTATCACTAATGCCACTAGAGGTTACTGTGCTGTGCTCATCGGAGGCATGGAGTACAAGCAATTCATATACGAGCGTGACGCAGCTCTCGAAGACCTCATCCTTAAAGCAGACATTGAATTCTGGCGTTGTGTTCAGAACCGTATTGAACCCGATCCCATTTCTACTTCAGACTGCCGATTAAAATTCCCCAAACCTCATCCAGACAAAATAGTTCAATCAAACTTCAGGACAGCTAATGCCCTTGTAGGACTCATGAATGTCAAAGCTTCGATAAAAGATTTAACGGAGCAGGAAGATAAGATGAAGATGGAACTCATGTCGCACATGGGGAACGCTGAATATCTTGTGGGGCAAGACGGTGAAATGTTGGCCACTTGGAAGGCCACGAAGAAAGGTACACGAGTCTTTAACATAAAGTGAGGGATCACATGGAAACTACAGAGCTAGCAACGGTTAGCGAGAAATCGCTGGAAGTCAATCACATGAGAACTGGTCGGTTAGATGACAGTTTGTTCTCCAAAGAATTAGCACCACACTATATGAAGTTAGCAGGTCAGCTGGCTACATCAGACTTGGTTCCTAAGTCATTCAGAGGTAAGCCACAAGATTTATTTCTGTGCTGGGCATTAGGCTATCAGATTGGAATGTCACCTGAACAAGCAATGCAATGTATTGCCATCGTCAATGGTAAAGCAGTAATGTGGGGTGATGAAATGCTTGCCCTGTGTATGTCCCACCGTGAGTTCGATGACATTATCGAGACTCCAATCGTGAAGAATGACGCAGTAATCGGCTATAACTGTACGGTTAAACGTAAAGGGAAGGCTGATAAGGAGAGCGTCTTCACATTGGATATGGCGAAGAAAGCGGGTCTGCTTGCCAAGGGTGGAGTATGGAATCAATACCCTGAGCGCATGTTGAAGCTTCGAGCTAGAGGGTTCTGCTTACGTGATGCGTTCCCTGATGCTTTAAAGGGCATTAAGTCCCGTGAAGAGGTTGAGGATTACATCATTGATGGTGAATATACTCCATCTGAGCACAAAGGTTCACGTACTGAGCGGTTGAAAAAGGACATTCTCACTAAGCAAGGAGTCAGCAATGTGGACGTGGTTTATGGATCAGTGGCAACTGAGGAACATAAGGTCTCTATCGAAACGCCTCAAGAAGACGAAGAACATCGAGATGAAGCAGAAGATAGCGAGGAAGCAGCTCGATTGCATATTAAGATTAAAGAACTCATCACTGAGAAACAGTTTACTGAAGAACGATTAGCCAAGGCTTTAGCCTACTATGAAGTCGGAAGTATTGAAGAGCTGGGCTGGGAAGGCGCACATCATTTTACGCAACAATTACTGAAACTATAAGGATATATCATGGTTAACCAAGGAACGATTTTAGGCCGAGTCGGTAAGATTGACACGAAGACTACTGGCAGTGGCGTGAAGATTACCAATTGCAGCATGGTGACTTCTAAGAAGTTCGTCAAGAACGGTGAGAAGACTGAGAAGGTTACATGGCACAACGTCACCCTATTCAATAAACTTGCTGAGATTGCGGAGAAGTACGTGAGCGTGGGTGATTTGCTGTATATCCAAGGCGAAATGGATAACCAGAAATACACTACTCAAGACGGTCAGGAGCGCACAAAGTTCTTCGTAATAGCGCACGA